GGGCCCCTAGGGGCCCTCCCGGCGCTAGCGCTGACATGACGGAAGTCATGTCCACTGCAGGTTGGGAATCCTCCCAATCTGGAACAACTACTCCAGATGGAAGTTCCATGGGCTACTCGACCCTGAAACGCACTCATCCAAAGCTCCCGCGAGGGAAAACTTGGATTGATGGCGTGCAGCAGGACCCCGTTAAGACGGGAACCACACTGCTTTCAGGGGCGACATTGCCGACACAGGAGACGTTCAGTTACCGAACTGGACGTATGGCTGACGGGGAAGTGGTGGACGATGCTACTGAAGCTCTGCTCAATGCAGACACCTATGCGGAGCGCTTTAAACTCCTCAAGGATGATCTACAAAGAGCACCTCAGAGTGGCATGGATACTGGACACGAGTTTTGGACTCTTAACAAAGAGTGCATCACTCCCAAGCAGGTTGACCTCACGGTCACCCTTGCAGGGCATCCAATCCGATATGCTGGACCGCTTATGTGCGATCCAACATCCGTCCCTTTCCCCTATGCGAGTGTGTCGCCTGTTAACACAGGCTTCTACGGGCCGGCCGCTGTTAGAGCGACCATCCCAACACACCCGCTGGTCAACCTGTCTGTGGGATTGGCAGAACTGCAAAGAGAAGGCTTTCCAAAAGCTGGTCTGTCTTCTCTTAGCATGTTTAAAGCTCTGTCTACCCATCGCTACGCTCGAGTACCTCTTGTACCGGGAAAGCTTAGGCTTTCAACGACAAGAGACTACACCCTCCCAGGCGTCATCAAGACGTCTAAGGATGCGGCGCGTGTAGCGGCGGAAGAAGAGCTCGCCTTCGAATTTGGGGCTAAGCCCTTTGTTCGAGATCTCACAGGTCTCAGTCTAGCAATCGCCTCTGCGAAGAAGCGAATTGCGCAGGCTGAACAGGATTCCGGTAAGTTACTACACCGGAAGTTCTCCTTTCCCGTGGAGAGTAGTACCGTAGATGAACCGACGGTTACAGGCACTGTAAGTATGTGCATGTACCCGGCGGGCTACGAGAACTACTTCTTCAACGGGAGTCGATCCGGAAACCAGACCTCCTGGCTGACCACGACTCGTAAGACGTGGTTCAGTGGAGCGTACACCTACTACTTCAAGAGTGCACAAGGCACTCTGAAGAATCTTAGTAGGTGGGAGCAGGAACTTAACCTGCTCGTGGGGTCTCGCCTAACGGCGGAGACCCTCTGGAATCTGGCACCATGGAGCTGGCTCGCTGACTGGAATGCGAACATCGGGACTAACATCTCGAATGCAACGTATCTCAGTGATGACGGGCTTGTGATGAAGTACGGATACCTTATGTCAACCATCACGGTTGACCGGACCGTACAGATCACCGGACCTTCCCTCAAGGGAAAGTCCGCTGAACCCTTCGTCACGATCTTTCGCTCACAGAGGAAAGAGCGTGTGAAGGCATCCCCGTTTGGATTCTCGTCCGTGCCTGGCAGTTACTCCGCCAGACAGTGGGCGATCCTCGGTGCACTGGGATTCACCCATGCGCCGGGCGTCCTCTAACTCAGAGGGCGTGGCACTAGGTGGTGTAGCACTCGCTACATCACTCCGAACTGCAAGGAATGATGTCTGATGTTCGCTGATCCTCTGCCAAACGTAACCATTAACGCAGTGCCGTACACCCTTAACAGGGTGTCGGCAGGAGTGAACGCATCGCAGTATTCTACTGCAGATGGGACGCTCCTTCTGTCCAGTCAGCACCTCTTGGGAAAGAGGGCTCGACGGACTCTGCGTTTCCGGTTCTCGAAGATCGCTGTTGATCCGCTTGTCCCGACTCAGAACGCACCCTACTCCATGGGTTTCACCTTTGGAGTGGACGTGCCTCTTGTCGGGTTCACTATCGCTGACCAGAAGTTCATGGTCGACGGTTGTGTTGCGTCTCTCAATGCGACTTCGGGTCTCCTTATCTCCAAGCTTCTTGGAGGGGAGAGCTGACCCGAAAGGGCCCAGAGGCCCCCGGACATACGTGTCCGGGGGTTGTCAGCGCGCTATCAGACTGAGGACTTGCCACCACTCTCTTAGAAAGTAGTGGGCCAAGTGAAAAGCCTGATCTCGTTCCTGCAGGTCTCACTCGAAGAATCGGGTGAGAGATGTTGCACTAGCACCAGCCGAGATTGGAAAACGATCTCGGCGCGTATCGAACACGAGGGGTTATCCTTCTTAGGAATAACCCTACCTGCCTTTGGCAAGGACCTCGAAAGGGCGATTGACCAAGGACATGTGACTCCCGACCTCTTCGCTGGATTTCGGCGAAGGGCAAGTCTCCCCCTATTCCTAGGAGGTTTCTTGGAGTTGGTGTTCGACCGCTCTGATGGGCGGTTGCTGGATAATCCTAGCATCGACGCCATCGCCGAGTTGCGCCAGATTACTTTGGCCTGCTCGAAGATGTTACTTCCTACTACCAAAGGTAGGGAGGAAGCCGCACTACTAGGATACATCCAGACAGAGGAGGAACTGCGTGACGCAAACAGAACAGCTAGCGACATTGATCTCCGTCGTTTTGCTGAACTTGCTTGCATTCTTTGGGGTGAAGTTTTGGCCGATGTCGACCGGAAGGTCGACCTGGGACAAATCCTTCCCACCCACGGACCTGGAAAAACTGCGGATCGACTTGACGGAAACGCCAAGTGGAATCAGCGCGCTTGGACCGTACGGTTGGATGAGGTATTCTCCATTGGAGATTATCTTCTACCCAACCATCGGTACCATGAATCCTTGTCCGGTGTGCAATTCCTCGCACCCGGGGACGAGACGCCCGTAAAGGTCGTCTGTGTCCCCAAGACGCTCAAGACACCCCGCATTATCGCTCAGGAACCTACTGCAATGATGTACATGCAGCAGGGTCTCCTCCGCGAGATTGAGGGAGCCGTCGCGCGATCGACAATCGCAAAACGGTTCATCAGCTGGCAATCCCAGATCCCTAACCAGGATCTTGCCAGAAAGGGTTCCATTGATGGATCCCTAGCTACACTCGATTTGAGTGAAGCCTCTGATCGTGTCTCGAATCAGCATGTACGTCTTCTATTACACCGATTCCCGAACTTGTTCGAGGCTGTCGATGCAACTAGAAGCCGGAAGGCTGATGTGCGTGGCCATGGTGTTCTTCGCCTGGCCAAGTTCGCGTCCATGGGTTCGGCTCTCACGTTCCCGATTGAGGCAATGGTCTTCGCGACCATTGTCTTTCTCGCGATCGAGAAGGAGCTCAACCGTCCGTTGACGTGGAAGACAATCAAGTCATTCCACGGCAAGGTGCGCATCTACGGAGACGACATCATTGTCCCCGTAGAATACGTGGATCCGGTGATCACGTTGCTTGAAGCTTTTGGGCTCAAGGTCAACGTGCACAAATCTTTCTGGACTGGGAAGTTCAGAGAGAGCTGTGGCAAGGAATACTACGACGGGCACGACGTTAGCGTTTGTCGTGTCCGAAGGTTATTCCCTGTACACCGGCGGGATGCTCTCGAGATGAGTTCTCTTGTCTCTCTCAGGAACCAGTGTTACTTATCTGGTCGATGGAAGAGTGCAAGACATCTAGATTCTGTGATCGAACGGTTAATCCCGTTTCCGATCGTCGAATCCACATCTCCTGTGCTGGGTCGTACGTCCTTTCTCCCCTACCAAGGGGAGAGGGACTGTCCTAAGTATCACACCCCTCTTGTCAAGGGGGCGATCCTTAGGAGCGTCATTCCTCAGAACGAGGTAGATGACGTAGGCGCCCTGCTCAAGTGTCTCCTCCGTCTTGAAATCGCGAAAGCGAGTGATCAAGACGAATTCCTAGCCTTGTTTAACACCAAGGAGAGGAATGTCTGGGACTTGCCAGCCTCAGACGACGAGCATCTAGAGCGTTCCGGACGACCCCGAACCGTTGACATCAAGTTCGGGTACCACCAACC